GCCACGGCGATCCTCATGCTGTCGGACGTGCACTGCGAGGAGCGGGTGCTTGCTGAGACGGTCAACGGCGAAAACGACTACTCGCTCGACGTATGCCAGGCCCGGCTGGCCGAGCTTGAGGAGCGGTTTCTGGATTGCTTGCACCACGAACGCAACCAGGCCGACATCCGCCGCGTGCTCATCTGGCTGGGCGGCGACTTCATTACGGGCCACATCCACCCGGACTGCGTGGAGGTGGCACAGTTATCGCCGATGAACGCGACGCGGTGGATTGCCGAGCGGCTGCGTGGACTCATTGACAGCGTGGCACAGCACGCCGACGAGGTGGTGGTCGCCACCAACGCAGGCAACCACGGCCGCAGCACCGAGAAGAATCGCATCGCCACAGAGTTGGACCACTCCTGGGAACAGTTGATGTTTTTCACGCTGGCCCGCGAGGAGCGAAACAAGAACGTGGCGTGGCGAATCGCCGAAGGGCACCTCGGCTACGTCGACCTCGACGGGTTCCTCGTACGCACGACCCACGGCCACTCAATCCGGTTCGCTGGTGGTGTCTACGGACTGGCCCTACCGGCCTCCAAGGCCATCGCCCGGTGGGACGCGGGACGCAAGGCCAATTTGACGATCTTTGGCCATTACCACTCGTTCGGCTGGCTGCGTGGTGCACGCTACGTGGCGAACGGGAGCGTGATTGGACACAGCCCATACGCTGAGAGGGTCGCCTCACCAGAGCGGCCATGCCAAGGCATGGCAATCATCGACCACGGCCGCAACGAGGTGACGCGTGCGTATCCGCTGTTCTGCGACCGCGACCTACGGACGCGTTGACGCATGGTTTACGACTTGAGCGACGACTACATCGCCGAGGCTCGCAAACGAGCGTATCGGTACCAAGGACAGTGGACTGGCACAGCAGGATCACTGGCGGCCGATGTCGCCAGACTCATCATCGAAAGGAAACGCATGCAAGGGACAATCACGGACCTCGAGGACACCAACGCACAGCTGCGGGCAGCCGTCGAGAACCGGCTGGCTGGCCAGCCCAGCGTCGACGAGACCGACGCCGCAGGTGGCGAGTATGCCGACTGGATGCGAAACACATCTGGCGGATGCTGCGACGGTGGCAAGTGCCACACGCCAGAAGACAAAGCGCCAGAGCGGTGGCGTGAGATCACGCAGGCGTCTGCTGAGAAGTACGCCGCCGAGCGGTTCCTCGGCTCGTCGCTGCTCACGTCGGACGTGCACCCGACCAGCCAAGCGTTCTACGACCTCTGCGACGCAATCAAGGACATGCACCGGAGAAAATCCTCTGACTATGGGTGCCCGAGTGGCAGCGACCCGTTGGCCAACATCCGCAACGGTGCCAAGTTCGTCGGGATCCCAGCTTGGAAAGCGGCCATGGTGCGGCTGAGCGACAAGGTCACCAGGCTGGCGACCTACAACGTCACTGGCCGGCTGGAGAACGAGTCGCTGGAGGACAACCTCTTCGACCTGGCCTCTTACAGCCTGCTGGCCCTGCTGCTGCACCGCGAGGAGCGAGACACTTGATCCGGGCGGCGGCTCGAGCGGCGCGGGTTATATCCTTTCCCCGCGCCGCTCGCCGTCTGCCGTTAGGCTGATCACGCTACCCTGTTTCGCCCAGCCTTAGCCTGCCCCCCCCCCATTTTGAAGCGCGGCCACGACAAGCTCGCGTGGCGTGGTGGCGGTGCGCGAGAACTGGGCGGGGTCGATGTAGCTCCGCTCTGCGATCCTGGAGCCCGGCACGTGGCCCAGGTGGGCCGACGCGGCTCCTGGCCGCTGAAGCTCGACATCGGTGGCCGAGGCCCGCCGGAGCCACTTCCAGGTGCCCGGCCGGATGCCTGCCTTCTGGACCAGCCGTTTGAACTGATCGTCGAACGTCTCGTGGGAGGATAGCCAGGGCGTGACCAGCTGCCGCGGCGCGAGCTCGAGCGACACCCGCAGGGCCTCGACTGTCGATGGGGACAGTTGGCACACCACGGGCCGCCCGGTCTTCGATTGCACCAGGCTCACTCCGCCGTCTGGTCGGATGTCGGCCACCGGCAGCCGCCACTGATCGCCCTGACGGAGCCCAGTGTCCCAAGCCATGCGGATAGCCAGGTCGAACCAAGCCGACCGGCGGAGGCCCGTCTTGTGCCACCGCTGGAGGCCCTGGCAGGCCGTCAGGAGGGCGGACACCTCCTCCCACGTCCAGCACGTGGGAGCCTTGTAGGGCACGCGTACGGACCGGATACGGCGTGTGGGAGGCTCGCACAGGCCCTCGTCGGCTGCGGCCCGCCACAGGGCCAGCAGTCCGACCTTTTTGGAGCGGACGGTCTCCGGCACAACCCCGGAGGCGGCGTAGTCCCGCAGCCAGGCCGAGACGCTGCCCTCGTCGAGCTCCACCAGCTGCACGGGGTGCCCGGCCCATGCTTCAAACAGCCGGGCTGTGATCTCGTACTGGCGGACGGTCTCCGGCCGCACGTCGCGGAGAAGGTTGTAGTTGGCGGCATACGCTGAGAGCGTTGCCGGCCCTGCCTTGCAATACATCTTCGGCACATGGTGGTGTGCCAGACGGGCTGCCGCCTGCGGCCCTTCTGACGCCTGCCACGCCCCATCGTGGGGCGGAAGGTGGTGTCATCCTCCTGACGACGGGCGGACTGTCAAACACCCCGCAAAACCCGAAAGTCCGACATTCGGCACCGTTGGCCGTACGGTTCCAGTAGGTGGTTCCTACGGTTCCAGTAGGGCATCGGTCTACGGAACCGAAGGTTGCTGGTTCGAGCCCAGCGGGGTGTAGTTCGCCTACAGGAACCGTACGTGGGCGAGGACATGAAAGGCAAATCGCGGTCGCTTGGCAAGTTGACTGCCGTTGATACGCTGGAGGCCATGAAGATGCCATTCAAGCCTGACCCGAAAAAGACATACATCTCCACGCGTGAAGCGGCGGACCTGTACGGCTGCACAATGGGCCGGATCAGGCAGCTGGCCCTGGCCGGTGATCTCTGGTGCGGGCACCTTCACGACCGCGCTCTTGTCTACGACCTCGACGAGGTCAAGCGGAAGGCCAAGGAAAAGCCATCCACCGGGCGGCCACGCAAGCGTCAGGCGTCCTGAATAATTTTCTGAAGAAGCCGGCCTCTCGCTCCCGATACAGTTCTAGCCACATCTCTAGAACGGAGGGCAGCATGCGAATTGATTGGAATGACCTTGTCAGGGCGCTCGTTCTTGTCCGGCTCGGCCAAGAGCTCGGGAGCGACTCACAGCTGGCACGTGCGGTATTTCTCGCTGTAGACACACTTCAGTGGACCTCGAGGATTTTCCCTGTTGACAAGTTCTAACCACATCCCTAGAACACCGCACCAGAGTTTTAACCACATCTCAAATGGAGTTGAGTTATGGATCCACACGAAAACGAATACCGCGCCGCAGTCGCCGGGATGTCCGAAACCTACGGCAGCGACGTGAACGCCTTTGCCATCGGCACCGGAGTCACCTTCCGCCTTGCTGGCTGGCCTCAGAGCTCGTTCGACGACGGCGATGTGATCGCCCACCACAACGGCAAGCTACTCGTCGAGACCGCCAGCGACATCGTGGAGGTCGACCCGCGGGCGTGGCCCGTCGGAAACGTACTGCCCTGGTAATCGCACAGGATCGACCGGCGGTGGAACCGTTGGTCGGAAGGAGGCGGCCGGAGGCCGTCAAGCAAGGACGCACAGTATTGCCCGCCGAGCAGGAAGCGGAGCGGGTTTCCAGATTCGCGAAACACGAAAGGACACGGAAATGGGATTCACAAAGGCAACAAAGGCAGCCGCAAAACTCAGGGCTGCGATCTTCGGACCAAGCGGCGCTGGCAAGACGTTCACTTCCCTGCGGGTGGCCTCTGGCCTGGCTGCTGGCGGCACGGTGGCAGTAATCGACACCGAGCGTGGCTCGGCCAGCAAGTACGCCGACCGGTTCTCGTTCGACGTGCTCGAGCTGCAGGACCAGACCATTGACGGCTACGTGGCCGCGATTGGCGAAGCGGCAAAGGCTGGCTACACGGTGCTCGTGATCGACTCGCTGTCGCACGGCTGGCAGACGCTCTTGGAGGAGGTCGAGAAGCTGGCAAAGGCCAAGTACCGCGGGAACACCTGGTCGGCCTGGTCGGAGGGCACGCCGCTGCAGCGTCGGCTGGTGCAGGCCATCCTGACCTACCCTGGCCATGTCATCGCCACCATGAGGTCGAAGACCGAGTGGACGACCGTCGACAACAACGGCCGCAAGACACCGCAGCGTGTCGGCCTCGCTCCCGAGCAGGGCAAAGGCGTTGAGTACGAGTTCGACCTTCTGGTCGAGATCTCGACCGAGCACGTTGCCAACGTGATCAAGGACCGGACGGGCAAGTTCCAGGACAAGCTCTTGGACAAGCCCGGCGAAGACTTCGGCCGCGACCTTGCGGCGTGGCTGTCGGACGGGCTCCCGTCCCCTGTGGCGTCGGCGCCGACGCCTACAAGAACTGCCGACGCTACCGGCGGTACAGGGGCCGGCCAGCCTGCCCGAGGCGGCTGGCTTGATCGCGTGAACACCGCAGCCACCGTCGAGGAGCTCGGCACCATCGGCGATGAGGCGGACGAGGCCGTGTCGACCGGCGAGTTGTCGCCAACTCAGCGGGCGCGGCTCGACAAGCAGATCACGATGCGTCACCAGCAGATCGAGCCGGAGGTGACGAATGGCGTGGCATGACTCGTGGGCATCGATGAAGCGGAAGAAACCACCACAGGAGAGGAACGACGATATGGATATCGAATGGACGATGGACGAGGCGGCGGACGTACACGGCACGAGGCCCGAGGAGTACGACATCGTGCCGGTCGGCACCCACCGGCTGAAGATCGTGTCGGCCGAGGTAGGCCCGAACCAGTGGAAGGTCGACGAGAAGACCAACCCGGATGGCATTTGCCTGAAGATCCGGCTCGAGCTCGACGCCACCCACAAGCACATCTACCACGACCTGCCCAAGCACAGGCCCTACATGGGTGCCGAGTTGGCCAAGGCAATCGGCCTGGAAGCCGACGGCAACACGCTGCGAGTGTCGCCCGAGGCTGTGCTCGGCCAGGTGGTGATCGCCATGGTCGAGCACTACACGAGCAAGGCCGGCAAGGTCAGCGCCGTGATCAAGAAGTACCTGCCTGGGCCTGTGCCGCCGCAGGCCGCCAAGCCGGCACGAACTCCGGCAGCACGGGTGCGGGCGGCGTCGCCTGCGATCGGCTCCGACGACATCCCGTTTTAGGACGCCCATGTACCAGAAGCCATCTCCATACGTCGCGCCGGTCAGCGTGGATGACACGTTCACCTGTTCGGCCGACATCGTCAAAGAACTCAAGCGGCTGCATCGCCCGGCGATGGCCAAATGGGTGGAACGGTTCGACGCCGACTTGGCTGCGGCCAACCGGCGAGCGGACGGCTACTTCAAGGAGTTGGTCACGTTGCAGCAGCAGCTGCCGCAGTACCAGCCAGAGAAAGAGTTTGACCCTCGGCCGCCGGCCGAGGCCAGCGATTGACAGTGTGCCCGTCGTGGACGGCGGGCGTGGTTTGGTTGCCCATGGAGGGATCTACATGAGATTCGCAATTTTGATGGTTTGTGCGTTGTCGTGCTGTGCTGCCACGGCCAAGGCCGAGCAGGTGATCACGGTAACGACGATCGTGTCGGCGCAGGAAGCGGCCGAGCGTATGGCCCGTACCGGCGTGCTGGCGCATTGCGGCCGGGCCGGAGGCCGTCGGGAGGGAATCGGCTTCTCCTCGAGCTCGCCGGACGCTGCGTTCCGCAGCTGCTGCTTCTACCAGGACGCCCAGCGTGGGCGCTACCGCATTGTCGAGCGAGGCGTCGCCCGCGGCCCTCGCGGCTGGTTCGCAGTGATTCGCTACGAGTGATCGACGGACCGGCCCACCCTGGCCGCAGCGGCGCCTGCATCCGCCGCATGGGTCGTTCCGCGGGAGTATCGCACCGACCACCGCAGTTCGGGCTGGGAAGCCTTCCCCGGTGACCGAGCCGCCTGCCCGGCGTAACCGGGCTAATACAAACGCTTGGAGTAACGCAAATGATCAGACCGCACTACATAACGCCGCCGATCGAGGAGGCCCTGCCGCTGTTTGTAGCAGCCAGGGCATCAGACCCTGCGACATCGCACGCGGCTGCGGCACAGGCCTGTGGGCTGGCGACACGGCATCAGCGGCAGATCCTCGCGGCACTGCTCGACGGCCCGGCTGGGGCCAGCGGCATCGCGGCACGGTGTGGGCTGCTGCCGCACCAGATCGGCAAGCGGATCAACGAGCTGGCCAAGGCTGGCCGGATCGTCGAGACGGGCAGGACGGTGACGAGCTTGAGCGGGCGTGGCGAGAGGGAATGGCAAATCAGAAACACAAGGAGCTAAGCGTGGCGCGAATCATCACAAACGTATCGGACGTTCCGGAGGGGTGGGTTCGCATAGCGGACCTTACTGACAGCGTCACAGACCAAAAGATACTCAGCGACGCGCACAACTCGGACGTGATACCGGCAGTCAAGCTAGTGAGGACCACTAGTGAGTTTCGGATAGGGCCAGTGTGGGTTGACCCGGCGGCGGCCAGGTCATTGCTCGATCGGTGCCAGGCCAAGCGCGTTTGCAAGACCGGCACAAAAGAGGTGGCGGACTCCGCCATTGCATCCTTTGGTGGCGACCGGGACGCGTTGCATCGCATCGCCGACGCACTGGAACGAATGGCTGAGGCGTGGGGCAAGTAAGCGAACCGTGGTCAAAAGCAAACTGAGGTACGTGTGATGGACGCGATTACGGACGACGCAAACATTCTGGACCGACTGGATTCGCTTGCTGATGGCGACAGAGCAAAGCAAAGAACTAACCCGTTTGCGCTGGCGTTACAGTCTGGCGAGCTAGTCACTGCGGATGAGGTTCGGGTTGCGGGACGCGATCAGTACGCAAGCGGATTTCGCTGCCCGAAATGTAAAGGGCAAATGAGGCATTACGTCGGCAGGAATGGCACGCCATTTTTTGCACACGCTTCATCAAGAGGAAATTGTCCGACCGGCCGCGAAACGCCAGCGCATCTGTGCATCAAACGGGGTCTGCACAGCGTTGGCTTCGACTGCGAGATTACTGATAGTCAATCCGGCTACATATGGGACGCGATCCACAAAGAGTCTGCGATCGTGGCGGAGGTGGTCTGCAGCGGCATCGATAGATATAGGCCAAAAATTGCGCACACATCTTCGGGTGGTGCAACTTGCTGGTGGATACTTGACTCGGCTGCGGCAGGCCTCTGCTCGAAGTTCGGCTCCGAGCGAATCTGCATTTCATCCTTCTCAACAAGCGGGACCGTGGTAGTCGAGGGCTTGTTTAAGCCGAGGGTCATGAATGTGTTTCTGGCGGCCGGCGAACAGTGTCTGTTCGCGTTTTACCTCGGCCTCATCTGGAGGTGCGCAGGGGGTGATAGGTGGCAGCTGCTCGACGACTCCCACGCGCTATCAAAGGCAGCTACCGCGGACGACGGCATGAAGCATCTTATGGTGAAAATGAAGGTGCGCAATTCGCACGTCGTGACCGAAAACAGACGGCTGAACATTGACCGCAAGACTTGGTTTGACAGCAAGTTTCGGTTCCGTGGTCATTTTTCTATGACATGGAACGGCGACCGCGAGTACGTCCTCGAAATGGTTAGGCAGTTGATACGAGACCTAGAGGATGCAAGCACATTTGTAGGAAGAAAAAACAGACTTTCGCCACGAGCGTCACCGTCGATTCCTGCTCACGCATCAGCGGAAGAAGTTCTTTCACGAATAAATCAGCGGCACTCGGCGTCCGCCGACGAGATCGCCGCGCTGCGTGAAATTGCACAACAGTCCCGCGTCACTACACCACTTGACGCTACGTCTGTTGCTGAAAGCCGCGGCACACCGCTTGTGATCGACGCACAGGAAAGGCTGCAAGTTGTTGCACGCCGTGAGATCACTTCGTCTAGGTGGTTCGGCGGCAAGCCGCGAGACACCGACGCAGTACAGCGAAGGCGGGTTAACGAAGCAAACAGGAAGCTATTAGAGGCTGATTCCGAAAAACGAGTCAAAGGCGTCCCTTCTTACTACATGAACAACTACTAGGGGGTGCGACTTTGGCAAATGACATCGTGCGCGACTTTGAGATAGTGATCGAAGATGCCTTGCATGAGGACTTGCTTCTTCGTCCAGATGACCTCAGGTGCCCGCCGGCTTCTGAATTGAGCACCGACACTAGAGAGATGGGCGTCCAAGGGATGATCCTGGACGCCGAGCTCAATGGGCGGCTGACGGTTCCGCAGTGCCGCGCGCTGATCCGCATGGCATACGACAAGATGAACGGGCTGACGTTGAGGGCCGGGAAAGTCAACGAGGACGGCTCCGTAACAGAGTTTGGAAAGGAGGCCACGGATGGCCGGTGAGTGGGTTCCCTACGACGTTTGCCTACCGCAGAAGCCCGAGGTGCTCGAGCTCGTCGACTCGACCGGTCTGCCGGTCGACCAGGTCGTCGGGCGGCTCCTCATGCTCTGGGGCTGGGCCTCGCTGAACAGTGCAGACGGCACCGCCCGGATGTCAGTCCGGCTCCTCGGCCGGATCTGTGGCGGCGACGAGGCGTTCTGGTTGGCGGTCCAGGAAGTCGGCTGGCTGGTGATTGACGCGGAGAACGGAACTGTGGCGATCCCCGGATGGGAGCGTCGGTTCTCGCAGGCCGCAAAATCACGGGCTTTGCACGCTTCTCGGGCCTCTGGTGCGCGTGGGCGCACTACCGCGTGCGCTCAAGCGCACGCACCCGTGCGCTCAAGCGCACCAGATAGAAGAGATAGAAGAGATAGAAATTCTTCTTCTTCCCACGGGAGCGCTGCGCTTTCGCAGGAGGAACCGGCGGGCTGGGAGACGCTACGGAGGGCTTGGGCTACCGGCACTGGCCGACCGTGGAAGCTACCGGCGCCGCCGGACAAGGTGGCCGACCGTCTGGCCGAGGAGGGCTGGTTCGAGAAGGCCCTGGCGGCCATCGACGCCCTGCCGAGGTGCAGATACTTCCGCGACCCGGTAACGCTGCCGCAGCTGCTGGCTCCTGGCTTCGTGGACAAGGTTTTGGGCGGCCAGTTCGACAACCCACGGGAGCAGCGGCCTGCGGGCGGCTACCGATCGCCAGACGAGAAGCCACCGGCCGAGGGATTCAAGGGCAAGGACGCCGACGACTTTGAGTACACGCGGCGGAAGATGGTCAACCAATTGCGCAAGGAGGTCACCACATGACGATTGAGGAATCTCTTCCAACGTCTGAGGAAGTCCGCGAGGAGTTTCGACGTACATCTCGGCGACTAAACATGCTCCTCCAGCTTCTGGGCGTGTGCGAAAAGGCCGAAGAGGCCCGCCGGGCCAATAGGTCGGCATCGTCGCAAAAAAGGCTTGATAAGGCCTTGGCAGCCAATGCCGGCCGAGGCAAGGAGGTCACCACATGACCATGCCATCCGAGCGAACTGCCGCGATCGTCTGGACGCGTGCGTTCCTTGTGCGGCTATCGAGCCCGTACGTGTCGGACGGTCTCAAGGGCATCCCTGCGGTCGTCCGGCAGGAGGCCCGGCGGCTGCTCAAGCACTACCCGCATACGTTCGACCTGGCCCAAGGCGACACGCTGTGCCAGGAGACGGCGACGAACATGCTGAACGAGGTGACCACATGACTGTCGAAAACGCAGTGTTTCTAGCAACTGGTGTTCTGGTCAACGGATTGACTTTTGCCCTCGGCATCGCCGTGGGTGCTTCCCTCAAGCGAAAGGATTCTTCACATGGGTACGACTACCAGAAATCGCAATGGCATCGTGTTGAGCGTCGCGGCGCTCAAGGCGGCATTTTCGATCGTGAAAAGCGCGGTGACTGACCGCACGCCGCGGCCGATTCTGCGCAACGTGCTGATCTCGGGCGGCCAGGTGGTCGGCACCGACCTCGAGGTGCAGGTGACGGCGGCCGTGCCGTTCGACGGCCCGGCGCTCTTGCTGCCGTTCGCACGGGTCTGGTCGATCCTGACCGAGTGCCGCGACGACGAGATCACGATCACGCCGCAGGACACCAGCTGCGTGCTGTCGACCAAGCGCGGCTCCTGGACGCTGCCGACGGAAGATCCGGCCGAGTTTCCGACCATGACGGCCGAGCACGCGGCCAACCGGATCAAGCTTCCGGCCGACCAGTTCGCCGGACTGGTGCATGCCGTGGTGGAAGCCTGCGACATGAAAAGCACCCGGTACGCACTGGGTGGCGTGATGGTCGAGGTCAAGGGCGACAAGGTCTCTGTCGTGGCCACAGACGGCCGGCGGCTCACGATGGCCGAAGCCGAGCACGACCTGGCCGTCGATGACTCGGAGACGTTGATTCCGCAACGGGTGGCCAAGCTATTGGCCGAGATCGCCAAGGAAGCCGGCGGCGAGGAGCTCGTGGAGCTCGAGGCGAGCACGAACACGCTGGTCTGTACCATCGGGTCGACCGTGGTGACGGCCCGGCTGGTCGAGGGCCGGTTTCCGCCATGGCGAGATGTATTCCCGACGAACTCGACCAAGGCGACGACCGTGAGCCGCGGTCTGCTGGCTGATGCCACGCGGGCCGCTGCCATCACCACGAGCGAGTCGAGTAAGGGCGTGGACTTCTCGTTCTCCAAGGAGGGCCTGCACCTCCACGCTCAGAGCAGCGAGGCTGGCGAGTCCAGCGTGACGTGCGACATCGTGGAGTTCGGCAACGCTGCCACAGTGAAGCTCGACCCGAAGTTCCTGCTCGACTTCCTGGCTGGCTTGGCCAAGGACAGCGAGCCGGATGTGGAGATTCAGGCCGCGAAGCCGGGCGATGCCGTGCGGCTCAAGTGCGGCGACGTTCACGGCGTGATCATGCCGCTGGCGGAGTAAGGAGCACGCAGGATAAGCGGCGGATCTGCCGTCCGCTTCATCCGCTGATTCTGCCAGATTAGGATCGTGGAAACAATTTGGAATGAACGGAGGATCAAATGGACGTTTGGACCGAGATTTACGAGAGCCTGCCGCCAGAAGGAAAACTCGTTTTGTGGCTGCGGCCTGCTGACAAGAAGTGGCCAGTGTTCTCGGGCAAGCGAAATGGCGATTCGATCAACTGGGGAGGCGACTTAAACTTGAAGATTGAGCCGTTTGTCACCCACTGGATGCCACTGCCCGAGCCACCGGAGGTGACATGACGCAACAGCACAGAAACGGCGACATATCGCCGGATCGTTTCGATTCCCGCGACACGTTCGCCGCTGCGGCGTTGACGGGGATTCTTGCCAATCCGCACGACGACCTGCTGGCGTCAGATGATTCCTACGCGACGATGGCTTACGAGCTTGCCGACGCCATGCTCCGCGAGCGGCTGCGGCAATTTGATAGGTCACAGCCTATCAAGCCCGCCGAGGATACACCCGCCACGCACGCTACACCGGGCGAGGGTAGTGTGCGGCGAAACTGTAGCGTAGAGAGTCGCGAAACGGTGCAGCAGGAGCCAGTGGCGTGGGCAATTCTGCACAACGATCACCAGTACGTCAGCCTTCTCCGCGAACACGCCGAGGCTCATAACGTCTATGTCGATGCCGAAGTCGTCCCGCTCTACCGATCGCCAGCGCTCACTGAATCGGAGCGGGCGGCGATCTATCGCGCCGAGGCGAGGCTGCGGACTGCGTATGTGCCGGATGACCAGACAGCCGCCACGCTCCGCAAGCTGCTGGAGAGGCTGCCGTGAATTGTGGCGTGTGCCAGCGGTGCGATGGTCGGTGGTCGCGGTGCTGAAGCGTGACAAAACCTCGGTCTTAAGAAACAAGAGCCTAGGTTTTGTCACACCGCCGCTTGCTGTTGGCCCGCTTAGCTTGACACGGCCGCCAATATCGGCGGCATGTCCATCACGTTTAGCGTTCCAGGCGAGCCGGTTCCTCAGCCTCGGGCAAAGATCACTACTCGTGGCAAGTTCCCGCACGCCTACGTCGAGAAAGGTCACGCCGTCCACGCGTACCGCAAGGCGCTGCAGCTGGCCGCGGTCGATGCTGGCCTGCGGCCCACTACCGCCACGGTAGAGGTCGTGATCGACGCGGTGTTCGTTCGGCCGAAGTCGCACGCGAACAAAAAAGGGCTTAAGCCAACGGCACCAGAGGCACCGCTGCCGGACGTGGACAACGTCGCGAAAGCTGTTTTGGATGCCATAGGCCCAATCATCGGCAACGACAAACAGGTCCGGCGGCTGGTGATCGAGAAGAGCTACGGCACGGAGGCACGGACCACCGTGCGTATCACGTGAGGGTGGCTGTAGTCACGAGCGTGTCGGCCAACGTCACCGACCTGGCCGCGATCACTGTGCCGAACAAGCTCGAGTATTGCCTTCGGCACGGCTACACGCTGATCTGTGACAACCAGCCATACGAAGAGGCGGTGGCTAATGTCGAACTGCTGTGCCACTACCTCGACCGGTTCGACATGCTATGGACGCTGGACTGTGACGCTGTCATCACGGACATGCGGCAGCCAATCCACGAGCTCGCGTGCATCGGGCCGCACGTCACGGTTTGCGAGGAAGGAATCGTTTCGTGGAACCAGATCAACTGCGGCAGCATGGTCTGGCGCGACACAATCAAAGCACGTGCTCTCCTGCAGACGATCTCCGAAGACCGTGAGCGCTGGGCGGGATTGCCGTGTGGGTGGCAGACCCTGCTAGGCGAGGTTGCGTCGCTGGGCGTGGACGTTCTGACGGTGGCGCCGCTTCGGGCGTTCAACTCGTGCGTGTGGAATCGACCCGCAAACGAGCGGGACGAAGTCGGCGGCCACTGGCAGCCGGGAGATTTCGTGTACCACCCGTGCGGCGTGTTTCCGATGGCTGAACGCACGCAGTGGATCGCCAGGGCACTCGACGAGGTAGTCCGGTGAAAATTCCACAGCACCTCCTCTGCCCGTCGCCGCCGTTCGTCGAGTCGTACGACCGGCACGTGGCGGCCGCCTCGGGCAGGCTTGCGAGGTCGAAGGTGGCGTTCGTAGGGCTCGCCAGAAACTGCGGCCTGTCGCTGCGGCAAAACCTCCTGCGGCTCGGGCAGATAACATCGCGGTGCCGGGAGTGGGCGTGCCACATCGAATCGAACGACTGCACGGATGACACCGTAGAGGTGCTGACGGAGTTTGCAGCCAAGCACCGGCAGATCACGTTCGGCTACCAGGTGCTCGGCCGCCAGCAGTTCTCCTCCGAGTTCGCGGGCCGCCGCACAGAGGCCCTCGCTGAGTACCGCACGGCCTGCCAGCGATGGGTCCGGGATTGCGCCGCCGACTCGGACTACGTGGTGGTTGTCGACTTCGACGCGTGGGGCGGCTGGTCGGCTGATGGTTTTTTGAACGGCATCGGCTGGCTGATGGACATGCCGGAATGCTACGGCATGGCTAGCGTGTCGCTGCTACAGCATCCGGCCTACGAGACGAACGCCGAGGGTCACACACGGCCGATTGCTGCGTGGCTGCACTACGACTGCTGGGCGCTTCGGCTGAACTCCTACTGGGATGACTACACCGCGGGCGTCGGCGGATGGAAGCACCAGTGGTTGCCACCGGTCGGAAGCCCACCTGTGCCTGTGTGTAGTGCGATGGGCGGCCTGTGCATCTACCGCACCGACGCCTACCTGGCTGGCACCTACGACGGTGCCGACTGCGAGCACGTTCCGTTTCACGAGAGCATCGCCAAGGCGACCGGGCTTGGGTTGTATCTGAACCCGTCGCAGAGGTGCGTCATGAGGTGGCTCGATGCCGGGCAACACGGCGAGGATTGATCTGAACCTCCTGCGGGTTCAGTGGGACTCTCACTCAGCCATGGTGGCGATCTGCACGCATTGGACGATAACCAAAGACCAGCTCATTCGGCTGAAGTCTGTCGTGCCGCTCGCTCCTCGGCACGACAGGCGATTCCGGTTCAAGCCAAAAAGAAGCGAGCAACGCGACCCGACGCCGGCAGAGATCCGGGACGCCACCAGCCGGATCAGGGCAGCCTGGGACGAGGCCACGGAGCAAGAGCGGCGTGTAGTGAAGCGGCAGGGCTTTCAGCTGAAATCCTGCGAAGTGCCAGCCGAACTGCAAGACATGGCCGGGCTAGAGCCAGATTGGTAGGTGGAGGTGCCCGCATGAGTTTCGAACTGACAGCCGCGGAAGCGGCAGAGTACGGCGAAAGCCTTTCCATTTGGCAGAAGATCGCACTCGTGCAGGCGTACGCACCGCTCATCGGCTACGGCCAGCGGTTCGCCCAGGAGTCGGACCCGTTCAAGCGTGGTCTGATCGTCGCCGACGCCTGCGAGTGGATCGCGTCCAAGACGAACAGCCGGGCGGATGACGAGTTCATTCGGCATCTCGCCGCTGTGCTGCGTACGGCCGAGGGAGAGTCGATGGTTCGGTGGTGCCTGCTGCAGGCGGAGGCGCTCAAGCGATGACCGATGCCGCTATTCGACTTGTTGCCGGGCTGGCGGCTGTGGGTCTTGTTGCTGCGCCAGCAATCATGGCTGGACTACGTAAAGCCTATGCCTGGGCACGAACGCTCAAAGCCGAAGAGCCCGCCGCAGCCTCCTCGGTCGGACTCGGCGAAATGCGTGTGGTCCTTGACCTGGCCAACAAAATGCGGGCCGTCGGCATGGAAGACGGCGTGGCACTGTGCCAGCAGCTGCTCGACGTGATGCTTCGCAATGGCAAGGGCTCCAAATGACTGCTCTCCGGTTTGCTCTGGCGATTGCGTTGGCGGCCATTGCCGTTGGCGGACTGCCACCCGTAAAGAGCCTGGCACCTCCAGCCGTTGAAACACCTCGTGACGATATGCAACGCCTTGTTACGCCTGTCGTGGAAGCCCTGAAGTCTGCACCGATTGGCGACAAGCTGCTGTGGCAGCAGCTGTGGGAGAAGGCGTCCGTTGTGGTGGCCGGCGATGCCGTGGCTACCGACGTTGTCTTCACCGATACCCGCAGCCTGCGGGCGTTCACTATCCTTGCTCTGGACATCGGCTGGCGACGCATTGGCGAGCACAAGCCGGGAGCGTACGCCGGCCTGCGTACCGCGGTCGAGACGGCCATGGAATCGGTCCTGTCGCTCGAGGTCAAGCCGGTCGACGCCGACGTACGGAAAGCTTATGTCGAAGTCTGTCGGGCGATCGCATGGGCTGGAATCGCCAAAGGGTGACACATGGCAGTTCCCGCCTTTGGCTACGATCCAGATCCAGCAGGCGCCGAGGCGTTTGTCTCGTCGCTTGCGCGGCCCACGCTCGCACAGGCCGGGCCTGACCTGACAACCGACGAGAAGACAGACGTTTTCTTGTACGAGTCGCTGCTGAAGTGCATGCCCTCGTGGAAGCGTGGCAGCCAGGGCAACGTCGGGTCATGCGTTGGCTGGGGTGCCGCTCTCGGTATCGACATGCTGGCGGCCTGCGACATCCACTGGCGGCGCGAGTCCGAGCAGTGGGGCGGCCGGACTGTAGAGGCGAGCATCTACGGGTTCAGCCGGGTCGAGGCCCGCGGGCAGAAGGTGAACAACGGCGGCGACGGCAGCACCGGGTTTCACGCTGCCAAGACCGTTCGCGACCTTGGCTGTCTGCACTACGGCCAGGACTACGGCGGCACTCGGATCGACTCGCACTCCTCGGCTAGAGAGCGCGAGTGGGGCCGGGATGGTGTGCCGAATGAGCTTGAGCGGTTCGCGTCCTTGCGACGTTGCAGCGAGACCACGCTGGCCACATCGTTTGTCGAGGCTGCCAAGGCGATCGCCAACGGATACCCGGTCGTGGTGTGCAGTGGCCAGGGCTTCTCGATGAGCCGAGATGACGATGGGTTTTGCAAGCCCGGCGGCGTCTGGTGGCATTGCATGACGCTTGGCGGCCTGCGCTGGGGCAAGCGGCCGGGTCTGCTCTGTTTCAATTCGTGGGGAAGGTCCAACACGGTCGGCAAGCACTTCCCAGAGAACATCCCGGAAGAGGTCAAGGCGTGCAGCTTTTGGATCGACGCTGCCGTCTGCGACAAGATGCTGTCGGGCCGTGACTCATACGCATACGCGGGATACAGCGGCTTCCAGGCGTCCAAGATGCCCAACTGGACCGGAGTAGCGCTATGAGATGGGCTGGCCTGCTCGTGCTCTGCCTGGCCGGCTGCGGCACTGCTGCCGATCGAAGCGGCATGTACGCAGACCTCGCGTGTGAGACGGCATACGCCGTTGTGCGTCTGCGTTCGCAGATCACGCCAACGCCTGCACCAAAGCCCTCGGGCAAGTGCGACAACTGCAACGGGACAGGCATCATCGGAGACGGCACCGTCAAGATTAAGTGCCCAGAGTGCAAAGGAACCGGCAAACGATGAATCTCGACGGCCTGCAAAAGCACGTGTGGCGTTCCTTGCCAGCCCGGCGGCTTCTCGCCGGACGCTCCACGGTAAACGACCTGGTGCAGCTCACGATTGAGGCATGGCCCACTGACTACATGAACGCGGCTGCATCGGATGAGGAGCGAGCAATCGTGGCCGCCGATATCGAGCGTTCAGTGAAGCGACTGCATCAGGCCTGCTCCAATGTCGACTCGGCCTCCTATGGCATGCTGTGGGCGTTCCTGTTGCAGGGCCTCGTGACATTGATCGTCCAGAAGATCCTGGAATGGTGGCTTGAGCAGCGAGCCAATCGGGCATTTCTTATCGTTATGAAGCATGAGCTAACCAAATGAGCGACGAAGTAAAAGCCACACTGGCCACCATCATCGAAAGATGGGGATTCCCTGTACTGGTTGCGGTAGCCTGCGGCTGGATGCTGCGGCAGGATGTCCTGCTGCCTCTTGTGCAGGCCCACACCAAGTTCCTCGAGCAGCTGGGCGACACGCAAAAAGACATCTCTAAGGCGCTTGGTGAGCAGACTCGTTTGCTGTACGCGTTGCAGCCACGCTCAGGTGAGAGCGGGTATGTGTCGAGTGCGACATCTACGGACGCTGAGACAAAGAACTAATGCCCAGCAGGATGCCCACGCATAGGCCGCCGCGACTACGTACGCGTTACACGCGTGACGATAGCACCAGGCCGAGCGCCTCAGTGCGTGGATACACAGACCAGCGACACCGCCGGTGGCGGCAAGCCGTGCTCACGCGTGACGCATGGGCCTGCGTGGACTGTGGCCGCATCGACCAAGCCAATCACGCGGACCACATCGTTCCGGTGAGTCAACGGCCCGACCTGCGGTACGACGTGAACAACGGCGCGTGCCGATGTCGCTCGTGTCATTCACGCAAGACCATCCGCGAGCGCCCGCCGTCGCGGAGGGGGGAGGGTGGCCCCAACCACGGGGGGGTGCGGTCTGGCGAACCACGGTCGTAACCTCGGAGCGCGCGGCCGCAAATTGAAACGACGTTTTTCCCGGCAATTTGTGGGGTAGTCGCATGCCGAAGGGACGCAGGCCGACACCGGCCTCTGTGAAAAAGCTGGCTGGCAACCCTGGCAAACGGAAGATCCGGCCGGACCTTCCGGCGCCGGTGGGCTCGCCGCCGATGCCGAAGCGATTGCTCGTCGAGCCGCTCGCAGTTGAGAAGTGGAACGAGTTTGTGCCGCTTCTCCTGGAGCTCGGCACGTTGACGCTGGCCGACGGCGAAGCCTTGGCGACTTTGTGCGAGGTGTACGCTGCTTCGCAGGCGTGTCTGCTCGAGCTGCGTGCCACCGGTCCGGTCATGAGGACGGACCTTGGCGGCGTGAAACCGAACCCGGCCGGGCCGCTATATCGAGGATTAGTGAGCCTGCAGGCTTCGCTAATGGGCGAGTTTGGATTGACTCCTACCAGCAGGACGCGGCTAGGTGCCAAGCAAGAAAAGCCGACCGACGAAGTCGAAGACTTCTTCAAGCTCCACGGCGCCTGATCTCTGCAAAGAGGGTCAGGCCAAGTACGAGCGTGTTGTTCACTTCTTCGAGAAGATCCTTCGCCACAGCAAAGGGCAGAACGCTGGTAAGCCGTTCAAGCTCTTGCCGTGGCAGCATCACGTAATGCGTGAGCTCTTCGGCCGGCTGCACCCAGACGGCACACGGAAGCATCGCGTCGGGTACATCGAACTCCCGAAAAAGCAAGGCAAAAGCACGACGCTGGCTGGCATTGCGTTGTACATGACCGCTTTTGACTCGGAGCCGGGTGCCGAGGTCTACGGCGCGGCCTGCGACCGCGAGCAGGCTGGCATCATCTACCGCGAGGCGGCGTCGATGGTGCGGGCTTCGCCTGCGTTGTCGCGGCACCTCGAGGTGATCGACAGCCGGAAGACGATCGTCCACAAGGCCAGCAACTCGTTCTATCGTGTTCTGTCGGCAGATGCGTTCAGGGCCGAGGGCCTCAACATCCACGCCCTGCTCTTCGACGAGCTCCACGCCCAGCGGGACCGTCGCTTGTGGGATGCCCTGCGGTATGGCGGTGCGGCCAGACGCTCGCCGCTGCTGCTGTCGATCACGACGGCCGGCTACGACCGCAAGAGCATCTGCTGGGAACAGCACGCCTACGCTGAGCGGTGCATCGCCGACCCGACCGTCGACCCTGCCTTCTTCGGGTGTATCTACGCGGCGGCGCCGGAAGACGATTGGAAAGCGTCCAAGACTTGGCACAAGGCCAACCCGTCGCTGGGCGAGACGATCACGGTGGAGTCGTTCGCGGCCGATGCCCGCGAGGCCGAGCAGTCGCCCTCCAAGCTCAACGCGTTCCTTCGCTACAGGCTCAACGTCTGGACAACGCAGGACGTGCGGTGGATCTCGCCTGACACATGGGCCAAGTGCGGCGGCCCGCTGTCACCCGACCTCGAGCAGCGGGAGTGGTACGCGGGCCTCGACCTTGCAACCACGTACGACCTCAGCGCCCTGGTGCTTGTGAGTCAGGCCGACGACGGCTCGTTCGACGTGATGCCGTGGTTTTGGGTGCCGCAGGAGAACGCTGCCGAGCGGACGCAGCGGGACAAGGTGGACTACATCGGCTGGATTCGTGACGGGTACATCCGGGCCACGGATGGCAACGTCACCGACTACGACGTGATCCGGCGAGACATCGTCGAACTGTCGCAGAAGTTCAACATCCGGCAGGTGGGTATCGACCGCTGGAACGCCACGCAGCTGGCAACACAACTGCAAGGAGATGGCCTACAAGTGACAGGATTTGGGCAGGGCTATGGCTCGATGTCGAGCCCGAGCAAGCAACTGGAAAACCTTGTGCTGTCGGAGCGTATTCGCCACGCGAACCATCCGGTGCTGTCGTGGATGGCCGGAAACGTGGCTGTGCAGTCGGACCACCAGGGCAACATCAAGCCAAGCAAGGCCAAAAGCACCGAGCGTATCGACGGCATTGTTTCGCTGGTCATGGCTCTCGGACTGCATGCCGTAGCTACCACGACGCCACCCGATCAATCCTGGGACATCATCACGCTATGAGCGAAAACGCTGCCGCCGATTTCAAGATGATCGACCTGCGTGGCATCGAGTGGCACGACATGGGCGGCACCCGCACGGCCTCCGGCATCCGCGTCACTGCCGATACGTCGATGGCCTGCTCGGCCTACACGGCCTGTATTCGCGTGATCTCTGACGCTGTGAGCTCGCTGCCGCTGCACGTCTACGAGCGGCTGCCAAACGGCGGCAAGGCCAAGGCCGCCACGAACCCGGTCTACCGGCTCCTGCACATGCAGCCGAACCCGTGGCAGACGGCGCAGGAGTTCCGAGATTGGATGACCGGCATGTATCTGCACTACGGCGCCAGCTACGCGGAGATCCGCCCAGGTGCTCGAGGTGCGGTCTCGGAGTTGTGGCCGCTGCACTCGTCGCGGATGGAGGCCGAGCGCCTGGAAGACGGCACGGTACGGTATCGCTACCGCGAGCCGAACGGCCGGCAGACGATTTATTCGCAGGATCAGATCTTTGCCCTGCGGTTTACGACCGAGGACGGTATCCGGCCGGTGCCGACGTACCAGCTTTTCCGCAATGCCATCGGCCTGGCCCAGGCGTTGGAGGCCCACGGTGCCACCTACTTCGGCAACGGTGCCCGGCCCGGCATTGTCCTGGAGTCTGACAACCCGATCCCGGCCGAAGCGTCGGAGCGGCTCCGGGAGCAGTGGGAGCGAATGCACCGCGGGCCGGATCGTGCACACCGCACGGCTGTCCTGCCCAACGGCGTGAAGGCCCACGAGCTCAGCGGCAGCAATGAGGCGGCGCAGTTCCTTGAGACCCGGCAGTATCAGGTCATCGAGATCTGCCGGGCGTTCCGTGTGCCACCGCACATGATTCAAGACCTGACCCGCTCGACGTACTCGAACATCGAGGTGCAGGGCACGGAGTTCGTCCAGCACTGCCTGCTGCCGCACCTCAAGCGGTGGGAGGCGGCCATCAGCCGCGACCTCATCGTGGACGACGAACGCTACTTCGCCGAGCACAGCGTCTCGGGCCTGCTGCGTGGAGACCACGCCAGCCGGTCGGCCTACTACGTCTCGGCCCTGCAGAATGGCTGGATGACGATTAACGAGATCCGCGAGCTGGAGAACCTGAACCCGATCGGGCCGGACGGTGATCGCCACTTTGTGCAGTTGAACATGACCACGCTCGATCAGGTCGGTCAGGAGCCCGCTGCGGAGCCGATGCCCGAGCCGCCGGCCGAAGCCGAGGAAAGCCCAGCCGACGACGCCGAGGACCAATCCGAGGAGGACGACACAGATGGAAATTGAACGCCGCGACTTCGCTTTTGAGGAAGACAACGAACTGATCGTGGAAAGCCGGGCCGACGGCCGGGCGGCGATCATCGGATACGCTGCGGTCTACAACCGGCTCTCGCTTGACCTGGGCGGCTTCCGGGAAGAGATCCTGCCCGGTGCCTTCGACAAGATCCTGAGCCGTCAGCGAGGCCGCCAAGACGTTGTGGCGCTATTCAACCACGACAGCAACATCGTGCTGGGCCGCACATCAAGTGGCACGCTCGAGCTCTCGTCCGACGACAAGGGCCTGCGGTACGTAGTAACGCCACCCGTGAGCCGGGCCGACGTGATGGAGCTGATCCAGCGGCGCGACGTTCGCGGCTCGTCGTTCGCGTTCACAGTCGATAAGGCTGGCGAGGGCTTCCGCCAGGGCGACGACGGCAAGGCTGTGCGGCAGATCCGCGAGGTGTCGGGACTCTACGACGTGGGTCCGGTCCTAGTGCCCGCGTACCCGAGCACGTCGGCGGGCGTGGCGATGCGTTCGTACGAGGCATGGCTGGCTGCACAGTCGCAGCCCGAGGCTGTGGCCTCCGTTGTGGCCGTGCGATCACTGGCCCGTGATGCGGCGACTGCCGCGGCTCTGAGGCTTCGGAATGTCTGAGAAGCGGCAGTGCAAATGCGGCGACAAACTGCGGACGATCAGCAGCCGCGCCGTGGGCGAACAGCAGCTGCGGTACATGCAGTGCCGCAAGTGCGGAGCCCGCTGTAAATGCGTTGTGAAGGCCGACGCCGTGTTCCGTCGTGTTCTACGGTAGAACGCCGCACGCCCTTCTAACTGCAAGGGAGTGCCCATATGCGGGCATCGTGGACTCATCGGCAATACCGCCGCAGGAGTCTCACGACACATGGACAACCTCAAGAAGCTTCAGGACGAGGCGGCTGCCCTCGCCAACCGGATCGACGCAGTGCGAGCAATCGAAGGCGACGCGGACAAGATTGCCGAGCGCGACCTCGAGCTCGAGACGCTGACGGCCGACGCCTCCAAGCTCTCCAAGAAGATCGATTTCGAGAAGAACGTGGCCGAGTCGGCCAAGAACCTCCGGGCGGTGGTCGACCGCTGCACGCCGGCGCCCGAGGCGACCGAGGCTCGCAGCGAGCAGGCACGCGTGGAAGCGGTTCCGTTCTCCGGTCGGCTTCGTGCGTTCGGCAAGGCCGAAGACGCCTACAAAGCGGGCATGTGGTTCAAGGCGAAGAGCGGCGACGCTCACGCCAAGCGGTGGTGTGAAGACCACGGCGTCGAGGTGCGTGCCCTCGGTGGTGCGTCCGGTGCCGGTGCGAACTTCGTGCCCGACGTGCTGTCGAGCACCGTGCTGCGTCTCGTCGAGCAATACTCGGCCTTCGCGCAGAACGCCACCAGCGTTCAGATGCCGTCGGACGTGGTGCTCTTCCCGAAGCGCACTGCGGGCGTGAGCGGCGGGTGGATCTCGGAAAACTCCGCGATCACCCCGGCCGATCCCTCGGCCAGCCAGGTGACCGTGACGGCCAAGAAGCTGGGCGCCGCCGTGGTGGTCTCCAGCGAGCTGCTCCAGGACTCGATCGTCTCGATCGCCGACTGGATCGCTGCTGAGCTGGCCCTCGGCATCAGCAACGCCGTGGAGGCGGCTGCGTGGCTCGGTAACCCGAGCAACGCTCCGGCTGTCGCGGGTATTGTCACCTCGTACGCTGGCGGTCTGCTCAAGACCACCACGGCGAGCGAGGTGACGACCTACGACTACGCGGCGTCGCTTGTGGCCGCTGCCGGTGACACGCCGGACGAGGTGACCAAGGCGAACCTGCTCGCCATGATGGCTGCCGTTCCGCAGCACAGCCGGGCGGGTGCCAAGTGGTACTGCTCGCCGTACTTCTTCGCTACCTGCATGCAGGCCCTCGACCTGAACCAGGGTGGTTCGGTCGGCCTGTCGCAGGGCCTCGGCCTCACGTTCCTCGGTTCGCCGGTCGTGTTCACCGACCAGCTGCCGGGCAGCGACGATGCCACCGGCAAGGTCATGGCCCTCTACGGCGATCTGGCCAACTCCTCGATCTACGGCACCCGCGCGGGTCTGGAGATCCAGAGCAGCGACCAGGTCAACTTCCTGTCCGATCAGACCGTCATCCGTGCGATCGCTCGGGTGGGGATTTCCCACCACACGATCGGCAGCTCGACGGTGGCCGGCCCGGTCATCGCCCTCCGTGGTGTCTGATCCAGCTTGACAGCAGTGCAATCCTGAACGGGCGGTTCTCACGCGAGAACCGCCCGTTCTCTTTTGGAGTTTGCCTGTGCTTATCAAGGTCGGCGGCACCGAGGTCGAGATCCGTGCGGAAGCGATTCTGTCTGGCCCGAGGTTCGGCCCTTTGGCCAACCTGTTCGGCTGGGCTCAGGCCCTCATGCCGCTCGGGATCCGGCCCACGCTCGGCCAGGGTGCGTTCTGGAGCCAGGTGCTTACTCGCATGATGGAACAGTTCGTCGACCAGTGCGAGTACATCATCACGCTCGACTACGACACGTTCGTCTCCCGGCAGGACATCGAGCAGCTGTTCGCTATGGCTCTGGCGTTCCAGTGTGACGCACTCGCGCCGCTGCAGGTGAAACGGGAAGACGGGCGGCCGATGCTTACGCTTCTGGGCACGCTCGACAATCCGCCCGAGGGCGGTGCAAGCACCCTGCCGGCTACATGGTTTGCCGAGCCTGTGCAGCAAGTGGACTCCGCTCATTTCGGCTGCACGATCATTTCGACGGCGGCCCTGAAGCGAATGAAAAAGCCGTGGTTTTACGAACGGCCAGACCCAGAGGGCAGCTACGGCCAAGGCCGTGTGGACTCGGACATCGGCTTCTGGCGCACGTGGCGAGACTCTGGCAACAAGGTTTTCGTAACGCCGCGAGTGTCAATCGGGCACGGAGAGTACGTCGTGACCTGGCCGGGCCGGGATCTCGGCAAGCCTGTTTTCCAATACACGGGCGACTGGATGAAAGCGAACAAGGCACCCGAAACTGCATGGAGCGTAGGACAATCGTGAAACTACAGTTTGTACGGTCGTGGCGTTCCTATTGCTCCGGCCAGACGGTCGACATACCCGGCGGCCTGGCCGCTGAACTGATCGCCCGAAAAGTTGCAGTCGAGGACAAGCAACGGCAGTTGATTGAAACCGCTGCTGTCGAAACGCCAGTTAAGACGGCCGACGCCACGCCACGCAGGAAACGCACGCGATGACGTACCGCAGCCTGACACGAGCCACGCAGCCGGTCGTGGAGCCCGTGACCATCACGGATGCCAAGGCCCACCTGCGCGTCGACACCGACGCTGACAACACCTACATCATGGGTCTGGTGGCAGCAGCTCGAGCATGGGTCGAAGAGTATCTGGACCGCTCGCTGGTGCACACGCAGTGGACCATGCGGATGGACGGATTCCCGCCCAACGGCATGGACAACATTGAGTTGCCACGACCGCCGATGGCCACGGCCGATGCCGTCACTTCGGTGGCGATCACCTACACGACCGAGAGCGGTGCTGTGGTGGTGTTCCCGTCCAACGAGTACCGGGTCGATCGGAACTCCACGCCCGGCAGCATCAGCCCTCTCTTCGACCAGGCGTGGCCTGTGCATCGCCGAGACGAGAACGCTGTGGTGATCACGTGGTGGGGCGGCTACGGCGAAGACGGCCGCAGCGTACCGACGCAGATCCGGCACGCGATGTTGATGCTCGTGGCTCACTGGCACGACCGGCGCGAGTCTGTCCTGACCGGTCTGGTTTCCAAGGAAATCGAGTATGGCGTGAAGTCGCTGCTCGACTCATGTCGCTGGGGAGCCTACCGATGAGCACCTACACACAACTGCCGGGCCAGCTTGGCCTCTCGCTTCGCCGTGGCGACGAGCTTGGCACCACCATTGATTTCTCGCCGACGACGATGACCGGCTACACGGTGTCGGCCGTCATCACGTCGCTCGTTACTGGCAGCACGGTGGCGGCGTTCCAGACCACGCTGACCAACGCAGCGGCTGGCATCGTGAGCATTGCCCTGACTGAGACGCAGACCACGGCTCTGCCGGTCGGGACGTATGGCTGGCGTCTTGAGTGGGATGCACCGGGCAGCGTGCGGCGTACGGCCTTGCAGGGCCTTGTGGAGGTAGTCGGGTGACGACCACCGCAACCGTCAACAGCAGCCCGATCACAGCCACCGTATCCGGTGCGGCTGTGTCGGCAACCGTCACGAGCTCAAGCACGTCGGCGAGCGCGTCCGGCGGCGTCGGGCCTGAGGGTGCAGCAGGCGCGGCGGGTTCGGCAGGCGCCACTGGACCACAAGGCCCAGCGGGAGCCACGGGAGCGAAAGGCGACAAGGGCGATCGAGGCGACGCGGGATCCCAGGGGCCAGCAGGCGAGACAGGCCCACAGGGGCCGCAAGGCGTGACGGGCGCCACGGGACCGCAGGGAGAGACAGGACCGCAAGGGCCGACCGGCCCGCAGGGCGCGACAGGTGCTCAGGGTCCGCAGGGTGCGCAAGGCGACACGGGCGCAACTGGTGCGCAGGGACCGGCAGGCGCCACTGGAGCGAAGGGAGACACAG